AAAGAAGAAGAAGGAGAAGAAATAGTATGTTGATGTTGTGGAATCACTCCATGAGGATTAGTCACTACAATATCTGCACAAACTTGAAATGAGGGTGATTTTGGATGGAATGAAACGCCTAATCGTTTTTGCTCTGCACAATGCTTGAGTCTTGCCATTTCAAAATCTAACCTTTTATTAGCTAGTATTTGCTGAGTTAAATCAGTCTGGGTAGCAGCTGCTCTTAAACATCCATTATGATGACGTTTATCTAATGGTATGGATATGGTTGCACTAATACCTAATGAAACATTATTGTTTGCTTTCTGCCCAGTCCTTGTAGGAACGTAATACAAGATAGAGCCTGGATTGTTTAGATTACCATCATCATTCGTTGTCATGTCGTAGACGGGCGAATCCCAATATCCCTCATATGGATCTTTCCAAGAATTGCTTCCAGTTACGAAGGGCGTAATGTTTAACGTTGGTCCTTGACACGAGACTCCATTGCCATACGAATTAGTAACATATGGTCCTTGGAGGACTTGGATGGCTTGATTTGTGACGCTACCACTACTATTAGCGACAGGAGCAGCAGAGGCACTAACGCCACCAACGCTTTCTGCACGTACTGACTGGGGGAATAGTGATACCGCATTGAGCAGAGCCAATAAGATATATTTTACTGACTGAATGTTGAAACGGTGTCTGTGACTGATGTTATGTCTGTTGTACGAGTTATTATGGTTTGCGACTTCATCCCTGGTTGACTGACGCTGGTTGTTAGTTGCCAAGGTAAAGCAGGATCTTTGATTGTGAAATCTGGCATTTGATTTGCATTCAAGCTTGACCACGTTGTAACCACCCCATTAACGGTATTAGATGTCGAACTTGCAGTAGGAACTAAACTATCTGCACTTGTAGTTATATTATTTCCTGTGACAACATATTGCCACCCTGTTTGATAATCTATCACGTTAATTGTTTCGCTTACTTTACTAGTAGTCTCCGTGTGAGAAGTCATACTACCACTTTGAAAATTTGGCGTGACGGGCACAGCAAAAGCAGGGATTGGTGCTAATAATAAAAGCAGTAAAAGCCGCTTCATGACTGCTACTTAACGGTTATTTCACTTACGAATTGGCCTACAGCCGAGGTGTTCGCACCACCAGCCGTTAGCGTCAGAACACCCGAACTCAAAATAGTACCTGCGAGAGAACCTTTCACACCACCCGATTGGGTTGTCGTATTACCAAAAGCTGGCATGTCTACAACTAGACCATCAGCACTAACATCAACTCCAGATCCCATGGCAGCTATTGCGTCCCCTTGGGTGAAAGATTCTGAAAAACTAAAGGCTGAATTATCAACTCCAATATCGTATGTACCAGCTTTCATTGTTGGTGCCGCTGTAGCAGAACCTGCAGTCAAACCACCAAAAGCTGAGTTTTGAGCTGAACTTACTGCCACATTACTGCCACTAACAGCGTATGTTGAACCGATCCGTTCCCCAGTTGTTGAGGCTCCACCTACCGTCAAAGAAGTACTTGTAGATAGGCGATGAATCAGATCTGCACGTACTGAAAGTGGACTAAATATTAATATCAAAAATGAAAGTAATTTCCACATTTTAACTATTTACATTACTTAATTAAAGTCTATCATCCACAAATTAATTCTCTTTCTTGGTAATACTTGTCTAATATCCATGAACTACTATTAATCTTATCGTTACCTCCAACACTCCAAACAAACTCTACTCTTGGGTCTAAACTATAACGTTTTAACTCAGGAGTATTATCCGAACTACGATCTCCCCCATTAGCAAAATAGATCTTATTAGTTAATTGAAAACATTTTTGAATTGCTCTACATGCAGAATTATCTGAGTCATCCCAATCTATAACAATATTAACCATATCTAAATGACTAATTATATTTGAACGTTCTTTCCATGTTTGGAAATATTGTCCTTTTTTTTCAATTAACCATTGATCGCTATTTAATCCAACAACTAAACAATCAGATAATTTTTTAGCATTTTCAAAATACTTTATATGCCCACTATGGATAGGATCAAATCCTCCTGTGACAAGAGCGATTGAATCAAAAAACATTTTATAAATATGCTTTAGAAATATTAGTAGCAAATCCTATTACTGTAACTCCAGCAGCAAGAACAGCAGCTGCACCAATAACCCATTTTTCAACAACCTTTAAACGTTCTCTTAGTTCTTCTTGTTTCTCTTCTAATCTTTCTATTTTTAAAGCTTGAACGACTAATCGAGTTTCTTGTACAGCATTTATATCAAAGTCACGGGCATGATCTAATGGTTCAGTCATCTTATTAATTAAGCTTCTTCAATAATAGACGTAATTGCATGTGGATGCTCATGTAAATATGAATCAGATTCTATTGCTACATGCTCTGCATCCCAGCAACTATCTGCATAAGTACATAGGTCATGATGATTATTTTGAGAATCATGATAACCAATAAGATAATGTTTAGTCATTTAAACAAGGACACACCTTGTTAAACAATAACAACTACATTCGTCTTATTTTTTTGATTATTGTCTTTCCACGATGTAAAGCTCTACGAAGCATATTTTCTTTTTTTACAAAATCAAGTGTTATATCTTTCTTTGAATGATACTGCCAATTAGGAATATAAAGTGGACTGTTCATGAATAAACCTCCTTAGTTATTTCCTCTTTAATTTTACATCTGGTACTTAGTTTCTTTACTAGGTGTTTCTGCCTTAATTACTAAAGGAGCTTGTTCAATTCTTATAGTTTGTACAGCAGCATTTGATGCAGCTTTTGAAATCATATCTTCCATATCTTTTTTACTTACTTGACCGTTACTATCACCATTCATTTTCATCGTTCCATCACCTTTTTTAGACGCTGTAGCAATGCCAAAACTGGCGAGAACGCCCGTGAACACTGACGCTATGAAAGTTGGATCTATTTTCTGTTGAGGCACTCCTGGGATGGCAACGTAGTTTAAAGTTAAGATCGCACCACTCCATCCAAGTACAACAATTCTCACGCCTGTAGATATAATCGCAGCTTGTTCTTCTTGATCTGGAAGTATTGCATCTTTTACTTTTTCAAGTACATTTTTTTTCTTTTCATCCTTTTTTTCTTCTAGGATTTCCGCATCTTTCTTCTCTGCCATTTGTAAAAATTAACTGCTACTGATTAGTATAAGATTATGACATTTAATAGAAATCAAAATATAACTGTGAACATGTGCTTTGAATTACATGGACATAGAGAATGCCTCACTCTAAATAAGAATGAAGCAATGCATTTACGTCATCATATAGAAGACGAAAAAGGTGCAGTTTGGTGGTTTACTGCTATTTAGAAGTTTTTTCTGCTGGAAACAAACCATTTTTAATTAGTGAAACAGCTTTGTCATCTACAGTATTATCAGTAGATTTTGCTAATGCTGTTAATAAATCAACTATTAATTGTTTTACTTGAATAGTATTAACAAATTTAATTAAAATTGGACGAATAAGAGCAATCATTTTTATGATTTAAGACTGTCTTTATTTTACTCACTCCTATAAAAAAAGAAAGATTTATATTTATCACTTATTTCCCATTCTGTGCTTTCATTCTTTATAAACCATTTTTTCCATATCTTATATTGTTTTTCTGGTACACAAGATTCGCATCTTAAAGAAATAGAATCTCCAACTGGTATTTGTTTCATCCAATCTCTGACTTGACGTATTGCTATAGCTTGTGTTTTAAAACCAGCTCTACCTGTCAAAGATGCTTTCAATTTTTTTACTCGTTTGTTTTTCTTGAGTGTTGTCCAATCGTTGAGTTGTCTCTGACTTTTGCTGATTGCCATGCTTGCGAGCCATACGTAACCGTCTTCTGTACGCAGCCACGGAAATAGTCTCATCTTCAAAATATGTTCTCCAATACGAGTCGTCTGAACTTTCCTCGCTCTGGTCGTTCGTAAAGTCATCTTTAACAGTCATAAATTTTACATTGTTGTAGAAATGGAATTTGTTCACATTCTTCTTTAAATCTAGCTGTTAAATCTAACTGATTCTGTTTAGATTTCCATTTAAAGTATTGAGCATCTAAGATCTCTGTATATAAATTTGAGTCCATAAATTGTTCATCCTTTAATTGTTGTTTTCTTTCTTCAAGTGCTAGTACACTGTTCATTGCTATTTCATCGTAAACACAATCATCAAATCCTAGATAAGGTTTGTTTGGTACTCGATTAATAGTCATAAGGAATTTTATGGTTTTGTAGTCAGAGGAATTAAAGCATCAGGAAATTTTTCATAAGCTTGACGTTCACGACTCCATGCTGTTTGCCACTCAGTTAATGAATGTTCATGGTCCTCTGCTCCAGTATAATTAGGAGTAGTGTCACAGATAATATTATCTTGAGTAGCTGTAGTTTCTAATAACATTCGATCATAATCTTCAGTAAGTAAAACAGGAAATGGATCAGCCATTTCTACTACTACACCTACTGCATAATCAAATGGTGTATTAAGAGTACTAGATACACAAAGCAAGTACTCACCTATGTTTAGAGGATAATATCTTGAGTCTCCTTTATCTAATCGTCTTGCATCAAAATTATTATATAGATCAGATTGAGCACTCATTACATGCCCAATATATGGATTTAATACTTTTCCATCAGATGTAATTGTTATACTATCATCATCAAAAATTGCTCTTCCTTGAATAGGATTACGATTTAAATCGTATGCAGAGACATTAAAATATTTTTCATATCCACCTGCTTTCGTTAATATTATCCATGCAGCAGTTTCAATTTTAAGTTTAAACCAATGGTTTAGTGTACCTCCTGCATAACCTCCTGATTGTGGAGTATGTGATCCACCAAGTTTACCTGTTAAATAACGAATCGAAGTTTGATCAAATGTACCAACTAATAAAGGATCTTTAGCAGTTCTTTGGCGTTGTGTTGTTTGGTTACGAGCCATTATTATTTAACACTAGTCTATCCCTCATCATAATCGGGAGTATCTTTAACAGTTAAAGGATCATTGATTGTTTTTTGATATTTTTCTTCTACAATTTCTTGTTCTCTATTTAATAAGCGAGCTTTACTAATTCTCATTAATTTTTCTGCTTCAAACTTATTATTAAAAGGATGTACTTTTTTAGGATAGGTTCTTCTATTCCACTTGGATGTCATATGTAGAGGATTAAGACACCATGGATTACCACATAAACGAGTAACAAACATGTTTCCTATATCACCCCAAGCACATTGGTAGATGACTTTATGAGCTGTGGTATTTTCTGATTTTTGACAACTATATTCAGACCGATAAGAAGGGAAACAAACTCTATGAGGACCACGTTTTCCTGGAAGACTTGCTTCCCAACAATCATCAAAACTTTTTATTTTTATATTTGCCCATAAACGATGGTATTTAGTAATGTAATCTTTGTGTAAATGATTAATATCAAAACCACAAACATTTGATTGTATTTTTATGGCACAGTGATAACACCAATGTCTTTCTTGATCTCTAATTGTATGTCCATGAACGCATGGAAAGCCATGGTAGTAACCATTTTCATGGACTTCATCTAAAGTTGCTTTATCTATATCAGGAATGTATCTGAACATATCAGGTCCAGATGACATTTCAATTAGTTCATTAAGGTTTGACATTAAGTATTGAAGATAGGTTTTAATTCTAATCTGTTATCTTTTTCTTTGTTTCGATAGTTGTGTTTGACACAATATTTATCTGGGCAATAACCAGTTCTTAAATAATAAACAATTCTATGTACCATGTATTCTTCATTATCTATAGATACAAAATAATAACCATTACTTTTATTTAAACGTCCAGCTGGATCTCCTTTTTTATATCGAGCTTTCTTTATAACCCATTCAAGACCACTGGGATATTGATCTGAAAGTTTAAAGAACTCTTCAATACGCCATAACTCAGGCATTTTTTTATAGTTATGAGGCATAAATGTCATAAAAACACAGAATAGCTTATAAATTTCTTATGTCTAGAGATAAATTACATTTTTATTCTAAGTTTTGTTTAGTCTATTAAGACTCAGAATAAGAGTGTAATTTAGACCACATATAAGAAAAATATATACTATTCTAGGTTTTTCTGTACACGACCATAATCATCTTCTATACGTACAATGTCGTCTTCAGAAATTTTATCCCCAAATTGGACCTCTATAAGAACTAAATCTTCATCGGTAGCTTTTACACGATGTGTTCCTAGAACAGGGATGTGAATACATTTACCAGTCCTAGCTATTTGCCATATACCATTTGCAAAGACTTCTCCTACACCTGACGCAATAATCCAAGTCTCACTTCGATGTTTATGGTACTGAAGACTAAGTTGTTGTCCTTTCTTTACATTAATAATCTTGGCGAGATAGCCAGTTCCTTGAAATAAAGCTTGCCACCAACCCCAAGGACGAAAGGTAATTTTTCTAAGCATTACCTATTTTCCTCTTCTTACGAATTTTCTTAGAAGGAGAAACTTTTTTAACTGAATGATCTACACCTTTTATTGCATCATCAAATATCCCTGCGAACTGAGCACCAATCACTTCCCAAGTAAATTGTTTTTGTAATGCTCTTTCATAACAGAGTTCAGCTGTTGCATTTAACTTCTTAGGATTCTTATATAAGTCATCTAATATTTCTGCTAAATGATCTGTAGAAGGACAAGGCATTTCCCTACCGAAATTAGTATCAGTATCTATATGATCACAACGTATTAATTGACCATAACCTTCAAAGATTTCTTTACAGGACGTATGCCCTGGTACGACTTGAGCAACTTTACAAGCAGCTTGTTCAAAATTAACAAGACCCCAACCCTCGCCTTTACAGGTATTTACACCAACATCAGCTGCATTATATATAGTATTAAGCATCTCAAGTTCAACACTTGGAGGTCCATCAACATCTGCTGTAAGAATAATTCTGTTATTAGGATCTAATTTATTTCGTTTCATCTCTCGATCAAACAAATGCATAATGTCCCAACCTTGATCTTTTTTACCCATATGTAAGTACAGTTGGGTGTCAGGTTTATCTCTTGCAAATTTAGCAAAGGCAGCAATTGTTATATCAATACGTTTACGAAATTGATTTCTATTTCCATTAAAGACAACAAATATATCGTCTTTTATATTTAATTTTTTTCTTGCTTCATTTCTATCCATAGGAAAGAATTGCCCTGGTGTAACTCCATGAGGAACAACAGCTATTGGTTTAGTAATACCACCTTGAATAAATTCATAAGCACCAAACTGTGTATATGAAATAACACCATCCCAATCATTAGCAGTATCAGAAAGACATCCAATCCAGCCATATGAATCCATTGGTGAATAACCAATAAATTTAAATTTTTTATCTTTATGAAAATCTTGTATACGTCTGTATTGTTCATTAATGATCCACATATCATTAATTGTAAAAATTAAATCTGGTTTTTCTATTTCAACAATTTCTCGAATCCTATCTTCTCCAAACGGTGCAGTTTGAAATCTATTAGATGAAGGATACATCTTATATTTCTTTTGCAAGGGTGTTGGATCACCCCACCAGTTATGAGCTAAGACAACAATATTAAATTTTTTAGCTAGATAAGGTAAAACATTTTCAGTGACACGAGCGAACCCAGTCTTTGCAGCAATATCACCACACCACAAAAGCTTTGGTTTTTTAGACATTACATTTCTATTTCTTTTCTAAATATACATAGATTACAGCAAAATAGTAATACTTATTTACCCTTCTTCTATTTCTTTTTTATCAATAACGTCACCATATTCTTTTCTCCATTTATCTTTATTCAAACCAACTTCAATAATTGAAGGATAATCAGAGTACTTTTGATCTGATACACGACAAGCAAGATTCTTGACTCTCATACCTCTACGATCTTTAAACTTATAAATATTTAAACGAAGCTGATGTACACAAACATCCATTAATAATGTTTCAAATCTACTACGACCAAGGATATTACTATTTGAACCACGAGAAAATTCACAATAGCTGGCATAAAGCCACTTATCCCAAGACACATATAGATTAGAAGATCCTGGTTGAGAGTTCTTAGCTAATCCAACAGGAGCTGAATTACCTGGGTCAAAGATAAGACAATGATCCATCCAATCCATAATCTGATTAGATTTAAGGATTTGTTCTCGATGATGTTTAGCAAAGAAAGAAACTTTTTGATTTGTTTCCATTAGATATTGACGCATATCCATTTCGCTCATATCTAATAACCAATTCACCAAGCCAGGAAGTAATTTAGCGAAGTCACCAAACGGTGCTCCACTATCATCCATATCAATTAAGGTGCGTTGTTGAGCTGAACTACCAGTGAAAGGTCGATCAAAAGGAATAGTAAGACGACGACGTGCAAGCCCAGATGTAGGAT